TGGTGATACACCGCCAACAATATGGTCGCTATTAGTAACTGGTTTTTTAAGAGCATCATCTGTTCTGTGATAATAGTAAGGAGCGTCAATGTAATTATATACATTATAAGTAGAAACTGAATCTTCTGATGATGCTCCTACAATTAATTCCTTAGCTCCGTTTGATGTACCTATGAATGTCCCTGTTGTATCTTGTACAATTAACTGACTTAAATCAACTATTTTTTTCGTAACTTTTCCTGATGCATTACTGACTGAACCAGTAACTGTTTCACCCATGTTAAATCTACCAGATAAACTATTTTCGTGGTTATTAAGTACTTGTGGATTAGTTTCTATTGCAAATCCATTATATGATGTTGCCATATAATTTTGTAAAGCTTCTTGACTCATAGGCCACGCTCTATATCCATCATGTAAGTGGTCATTTATTAAAAAGAATGTCCAATAAAAATGTGGTGAATCATATAATCTACCAGATACTATATCAGGTCTTTCACCATTTTTTATTTCATAAAATTTATATCCAGAAAAATTGTCTATAAAAGTAGGCAATGGTCTTACACTTCTAAATAAGTCAACCATATTTTGTTTAATACCAGTACGATTAAAATCGTATTCTACCTTTGGAAAATGTTTAAAAAAACTCATATTATTAATCTCCCGGCGTATTAGTTAAACTGCCTTGTCCTGCAGGAGGATTATAAAATCCTTCTTTTCTTTCTGTGATAGTATCATCATTTTCATATAAATCTTGACGTACGAGAACTCTTTCTTCTTGGAATGTAAGGGCTAAATCAACTTCTACTGGAGCTCCACTATCTTCATGCATTGCTACTGAAGTTTCATTAATTGAAGTTTCTAGTGATGTTAAATAACAAGGTTTTATTTTAGGCATATATGGATTTGGTTCTCCAAGAACTAAAAATTCTATATTAAACAATGGTGGATATACTAAAGCAATCGAACCTGCTCTCTTTGGATATAAAAATTTTCTAAAAGTTCTTTCAATAGCAAGAGCCATATCAGATTCTTCTACATTACTTGCAACTAATTTAAAAGCAAAAGAGTATCCTCTTACATTTGTACTTTCGTATCCTGTTCTTGTATACGGGTTTGTCGCAATACCAGCTTTTAATGCAGCAGCACTTGTTATTTTATCAATTTTTCCGCCTGCAATATTAGCTAGATTATCTTTTGCAAGAATAGCTGTAGCATACATGTCTGCATCGGTAACTGTGCTAACTCCTCCTTTCTTTAATCCAAGAGCTATACCTGCAATACTTTTTAAAGTACCAGCATCAAATGATGTATAGTTTGCTCCATCAGCTACTGAAATACCTGGTGGTTGATGCAATATAATTGATACGTTTTTTGTTCCATTGCTCTGTCCTATGCCAAATCTTATAAGAGGATATCCAGAATCGGCTCCATCACCTAAATCGCTTGGAAAATGATATCTTTGATTTTGTGATATACCAACTCTCTCTTGTACTGTGGCATCACTAAAATTTTCTATTGATTTTTCTATTGATTCAATAATACCTTGCTCTTCTTGTTGAGCTGCTCGCTTTGCTTCTTTCTCAGCTTTTCTTGCTTGTCTTTTAGCTGCTCTTTCTGCTTTCCATTCAGCAAATGAACTCATACTTTTCTCCTATATAAATACTTATATTAATTAATACTATAGAGTTATTTATATGAGTTATAGAGGCAGATACACAATAAAGCGACCAGAAAAATATGCGGGAGATGCAAATAAAGTTGTATACCGTTCTTTGTGGGAAAGACAAGCATTTAAATGGTGTGAAAACAATCCAAAAGTAAAGATGTGGAATTCAGAAGAGGTAGTTGTACCTTATAAATGTACAGTAGATAAAAAATTACATCGTTATTTTGTTGACCTTTTAATACAAATGGAAGATAAAAAAACTTATTTAATAGAAATTAAACCAAAGAATCAAACAACTCCACCTAAAAAACGTAGTCGTAAGACTAAAAAATATATTAATGAGATGATTACATATAGTAAGAATCAAGATAAATGGGAAGCAGCTACTCAGTTTGCTGAATATAAGGGTTGGAAGTTTCAAGTATGGACAGAAGAAACTTTAAAAAATCTAGGCATAAAGATACTATAAATCTGTATAAATAGATATATGGCAAGTTTATTTGACACCTTACAAGCAAATGCATTCAGAGCTGGAGTACAAGCTCGTACTAAACAATCCCGTGATTGGTTTAAAAAAGAAGTGCAAGGGTTATCTGTATCAAGACAAAAAGTTTTAGGAGATTCAGCTTTAGATAGAACAACTACTAATCTTCGTGGAAGTATGTATATGTATTTTTATGACCCTAAGCATAAAGAAACATTACCATACTATGATAGGTTTCCATTGACAATAATGGTAGATGCAGCACCTGGTGGATTCTATGGATTGAATCTGCATTATTTAAACTATAATACTCGGGCTAGGTTTTTAGATGAGTTAATGGCGTTAGGACCAGAAAAATCAACTGAAAGTTCGCGTCTTACAAAGATAAGATACAATTTATTATCAGGTGTACAAAAATTTAAAGAATTTAAGCCGTGCTTTAAACATTATTTAGGAGCACATGTTAAATCACAGTTTGCAAGAGTCCCAATGACTGATTGGGAAATTGCTATATTCTTACCAGTAGAACAATTTAAGAAGAAGAGTAAAGGAAGTGTTTGGAATGAGAGCCTTAAAATAGCGAGACAACCATGAGCATAGACAGATTAAAATCAACAATAGGTAAAAAAGGTGGATTAGCAAAGGCTAATAGATTCAATGTAATGTTTACACCACCAAACGGTTCATTATTTAATTTCGATTTGCAAGGAGCTATTTCATCAGCTATTGCAGGTAATTTTAACGCAAAGAATTTAATTAATGACCCAAGAGATATATCACTGCTTTGTGATTCGGTAGTATTACCTGGAAAACAAATAAGTACTTTTGACCATCAAACTGTAAGACAGTCTAAAAAAATACCTTATGGTACAATACATGATGATGTTGCACTAAGTTTTTTACTTACAAATGATTATTATATGAAAACTATCTTTGATAAGTGGATAAATAGTATAGTAGATACAGATAAATATTGTATCGCATATAAAGAAGATATAGTTACTGATGTAATAATACAACAATTAGATGAACAAGACGTGCCAATATATGGCGTGAAATTGGAGGGAGCATTCCCTGTAACGATGAGTGAAGTAGCGCTTTCTAACGAAAGTACTAGCCAGATTCAAAAATTGAATGTGAGTTTTGCTTATGATAAATACGTACCACAAGGTGCGTTAAGTAGTACAGGTAGCGCAATAAGAAGTGCGTTATCTATATTTGGATAATATAATAGGAGAAATATTATGGCTTTACCAGAGCTAAATACAGCTAGGTATAGTATTGAAATACCGTCAACTGGTCAAACAGTGACGTATAGACCATACCTAGTGAAGGAAGAAAAGATATTAATGATGGCTATGGAGACTAATGACCAAAAGGTTATTATGCAAGCAACCATAGATGTTATTAAATCTTGCGTAGATGATATCGATGATGTTGAAGGTTTAGCAATGTTTGACATTGAAACTTTATTTTTAGCATTACGAGCTAAATCAGTTGGTGAAAAGATTGATTTAAAAATGAAATGTAATGATGAAACATGCGACATACGTAATGATGTAGTCGTAGATTTTGAAGAAATTCAGAATCCAGTAGTTAATAATGATGAAACTAAAATAATGCTAACAGATGATGTTGGTGTTATAATGAGATATCCATCTGTAAGACATGTAAATAGTTTTACTGATGTTGGAGATGAAGGAGTTGAATCAGCAATGAGTATGATTATTGCTTGTATTGACTCTATATTTGATGCTGATGATGTATACGATTCAGATAATGAATCTAAACAATCATTAACAAAGTTTATTGAATCATTAAGTTCTGTACAATTTATGAAATTAACAGACTTTTTTAATTCAATGCCATCAGTATCATGTACAATTGATTATAAGTGTGCTTGTGGAAAAGATAATACACAAGAGTTAAAGGGTTTACAAAGTTTTTTTACGTAGGCCTTTCGCACGATAGTCTTGTTAACCATTATAAGACTAACTTTGCAATGATGCAACATCATGGATATAGTTTAACAGAACTAAATGATATGGTACCGTGGGAAAGGGAGATATACATAGCTCTTCTACAGGAACATATAACAGAAGAAAATGAACGCATAAAAGCGGAAAATAGGAGAATGGGATAATGGCTGAGAACCAAGATAACAGCAGAAATGAAGTAGAAATAGACTTAGATAAGTATATGGCTATGATTGATAAGCTTGACGAACAAGAAGACCAAATTAAGGAAATGAAAGAGGAGGCTAGACAAGCCGCAGAAAGATTAGGACCTCGTAAAAGAAAATTCATTGATTTGTTCTTAGACGACAATGACTTAAATGAAAAAGCAATCATAGGATTTATATCATTCTTTTTAATGATGTGTTTCGGTATTACCGATTTAGTCACAGCATTAGTATGGGATTTAGACTTAAAAGTTTCTGAAACAATTTACACTTCCTTTGTGGTAGTAACACTAGGGTCGTTTGGTATATCTGAAGCTGGTAAAGCTTTCGGTAAATAAGGAATAAAATATGGCATCATTAGAATCACAAGGTACAAATAATCCGTTTGATGAGTTAGTTGTAAAATTAACTGATTTAAATAGTGACCAAAATGAAATGGCTAAAGAAGCTGCAGTATATTCAAAAGAACTGCAAGACCATTTAGAAAATGATGCTATGAATATGAGTCAATCACAGATTGACGCTATGCAAGACTTAATATTGACTTTAAAAGAAGGTCGACTAGATGATTTAGAAAACGATAAAGAACAACTTTTACGTGACCGTATGGAAGCAAAAAGAGACGGTGAAAGAAATGATAGTTTATTAGATATTTTTGAACAATTAAAAATGCAGTTTAGACTATTACAATTTCAGTTTAAAGATAAAAAAGGTTTTTCTATTATGGGATTACTCTTTAGAACTGCTTTACTAAGTTTCTTTATTGGAGTCTTTAAAGGATTCTTTGCACCTTATGTTAATATAGGTAAAGCTATTATTAAAGGCTCTGGAAAGATGGCTGAGAGGCTTGGATTACCTGTATTATTTGATAAGATAAAAAACATATTTAAACTTTTTGGAGAAAGAGTAGCAAAAATATTTAAGTTTTCACCTAAAACCGGAGGCGGTGGTTTATTCTCAAAAGCAGCAACGGGCGTTTTAAATTTTATAAAAGACGCTGGTAAAATAGTAACTGGAACTGTTAAAAACGTAGGTAACTTTTTAAAAGGTATGACCGGATTTTTATTTGGAAGAAGGTCATTATTTATGGGATTTGCTAAAATCGATTCTCAAATTAAAGCATCTGGTTTATTTGGGTCAGCTGTTAATAAATTAGTACAAGTAATACTAAAGCCTTTTAGAATGTTAGGTAATTTACCAGCATCAATTGGTAATGTTTTTGCAAAAGGTATAGATAAAGCTGCAAACTCAGTAAAAAAAGGAGGTGCAGCATTTGCTAATATTGGCTCAAAAGCATTTAACTTCTTTAAAAATTTACCTATATTATCTACAGTATTTTCAGCTCTCGATAAATTTAAAGCTGTATTTCAAAGATTTGGTATGGTGTTTGGTAATATATTAAGACCATTACTTGGAATTTTTGGATTAGTAAAAGGATTTATAACTGGATTTAAATCACAAGAAGATGGTTTAAATAAAATTATTGCAGGTGTATTTGACGGTTTAAAACTCGCATTTAGGCTTTTAGTTGGCTCATTATTAGACTTTTTTGTTATAGATATACCAGCATTTTTCTTAGGTCTTTTTGGTATGGACGACGCAAAAGCAAAATTAAAATCTTTCTCATTTGCTGATATATTTGATAACATGTTTGACGCAGTTAAAAATGCAGTTATTGGATTCTTCAATACAATAAGAGATTCAATTGCAGATATCGGTGTTGGTGGCTTAATAAAAAATATTATGCTAAGCCTAATGTCTATCTTTATGAAAATAGCAGCATTTCCAAGGGCAATTGCAG